GTTATCCTAGGGTCTGTGTGAGGCAAGCAGCCTGACCCACCAGCATAAAATCTTCTAAGAATCCAAATCTTCCGCTCACTCGGTAGCTCCGCTATCTCCAGGTATCGGTTCCGCAGAGAGTTTTCGAAAGGATTTTTCCCATACCTCGTACTGATCAAAAACATGATATAGAATATCTGCCTCTTGAATGGTGTTTAAGTCCATAAGCCACTCAGGGCACTTTACAACGATAATCTGTAGAGTAGCCATAACATGTGCCATGAACTTAATGGTATTATCTACTAGATTAGCGTCAACAACGCCAGCCTTCCGAAGGTACTCAGATTTAGCAGCGCCTATCTTCATATAGTCGGCCATAGTCGGTCGTTTGAAGACTACATTACCTTTAATCTCAGTTCCGAAGTCTGTCACATAGTCGATGGTAACCCCAGCTTTAAGCTCTCCACCTAGTCTAATTTGGTCGGCCCCTGCCATAAGCTCACGTACTTGTGCTAAGTTTTCTTCCCTAGGCATTTCTACCAGCTCCTTGTTTGTATTTTATCCTTATTATAGGTTAACCCCCACCTTTTGGGTAGGGGTTTTTACTTCGGAAGTACTATTTAGCCTATGGTTAATCTTCTTTTTCAGGCGTTCCTTTGTCAGCGGAAAGGTACTGCCAGGTGGCGTCTTCACCAGCGATAGCTCCGACGCTAAAGTCTTCACTGTATTCCCCTAGAGAACAACCGCGGTATACAATGATAATAGCCTTTGTGTACTTATCTGTGATTTCAATGTCAATTACATCCATGTTTAGGATGCCAACGCCTAGAGCAGCTAAGCCTAAGTCTTTTAAGGATTTTTCACGTATCCTAAACTTATTCATAGATATCGATCCCTCGTAACGGAGGGCTACGTGCTCTTGAGGCATTATCGAGCTAAGTTCATACTGACCCTGCTGCCCGAAGGATCTACGCCCATTGAGCCTTTGTCCACGTCCGACTTCTTGGCCATCAATCTTAAATTTAATAGTATGACCTGCATGAACCGTCTGTTTTGCAGCACTAGACATAGTTTTCTACCTCCTCCATCCGTTAATTAGAGAGTTAGGTGCGTTGTCATCAGGAAGTTATTGATTGGTAGGGTTGGTTTACCCTCCCATTCAGTAGCGAAGGCGGTCCCAATCTTAATGACTTGAGGGTTTAGGTAAGCTGTGATTAAACCTGACTTAATAAAACCCTCAAGTTGAGTGATTAAGTCATTGTACATAGTGACCTCGACCCCAGCAACGCCGGCTTTACCTACATACTTCTTCTCAAAGTAGCTTCTCAGAATTTGATTCATCTCCACCTTACTAGAGGAAACCGAAAGCTCCTGCTGTGTAAGGTCAGAGCTAGAGGATAGTGTCACACCTTGAACAATCCTGAACCCTTCATTTGGTACGTACTCTGTAGGTGCTATGTGTGCTGAGAGAAGATCTTCTATTTCGTCCCCTGTGTATATCTTACCTAGGCCGGGGAACTTGACATACTTGTAGGTGATAGGCTCTTGTGAAGGTTGACTGGCCCATATGCCTGCGTAAGCTGCAGCCAGATAGTTAGAGGCCTTTAAGACTTTATTACCTACCGAATCATAGGTATAGGGTTCAGGAGTAGCCATCATACCAAGCTCATTGTTTAAAGCGCTTTGTAAAGCTTTAATCGCAGCTATTGATAAGCCCGAGGCATGCCCGTAGAAGGCTCGGCGCTCTCTCCGGTTCTTAATGCTCGACATTAATGTGCAGTGGGCGTCAATTTTAGCTTGGATCGCTGCTGCTGTACTAGCGACCATAAGCCCATTGACAGCTTCCATAGGTAGGATATCAATAGCATTCTGCCAGTCTGAATCAGTCCCTGAAGCAGCTACCGGAGATACTGCGATTAAGTCAGCACCATGCCCCCAACTAATTTTAATAAGATCAAGAAGTTCACAAGAGGCTATCTTAGCCCCTGCAGTAGTAGGGTTATTAAAGTAAGACACCGTTCCTACAGGTGTCCCGCTTGTACCCCCTGCAGCTGTCGTAGTTGATGTAAGAGCGTTCGTTAACCCAGCGCTTGTACCATTAGCTATGCTAATATTTAGAGAGTTGTCATTTAGCGCTGTAACTTTAGAAGTTAGGGTAACTAAAGCATTAGAACCACCTACAGTAAAGAACCCTGAGATATCAACATCTGCAGTAAGCGCAGCAATAATCTTGCCTGCAACAGCATTTGCAGCATCATTTAAGACGACAGGTACACTCACAGTCTTCGGTGAGTTTGTCATACCTAAGGCTGTAACTATTACTGTGACATTTCCCGCTGTACTGATAGTTCCAACAACTGTTGCCGTCTCTTCTTGGGCAGCAAGACCAGGAACGATACCAATGCAAGCCAAGACCTTAAAACCCCCAGCTGATGCTGGGTACATGTTGGACGAATCAACAACAGAGTAAGCCCCTGGGCGCTTGATGTTAGCTCCTCCAAATGAGATATTAATTGCCATAGTCTATATACCCCCTCTCCCCTGTTACTTGTAAACGCGCTCAGATTGGGCCTTAAACGCCTCTTCCCACGCGGTTTGACTCCTAGGGTCAAGGTTCTTTGCCTCGACCTTAAAACTAGCGACTAAGCCTTTATGCGGTTTATTTTCCACAATAAACTCATCCAAGGACATAGAACGAGCCAAGTCTTCTGGGCTTACGGTCTTTTCCACTGCGACTGGCATAAATACTCCTCCTTCCTTATTAGGATCCTAAGATTTCATTAACCGTAACCTCAGAGATAGGTTCAACGACTTCTGTAAAGGTTACATCCAGTGGATTTAGATAACTCATGGTTATTGAGGCCCAATAAAGCACCATAGGCGCTTGTGCCATAGTACTGTCCTGCTCATCTTTGCCACTTCGTAGGTTAAAGTTGATAAGCCCTTTTTCAGCTAGATCATTTCGCATGGCAAAGAGTAGGGCCTTCGTTACTAGATATAGCTTTTCTCTCTCGTCAGAGTTAGTGTGCCATATACGTATCTCTTGGGCTTCAGCAAAAAATGTACCATAGAACGTTGTGTTTAGCTTTGTGATTGGATCATACAGTGTCCCTTGACCATCAGCTATGGACTGGGAACTTTCAGAGTCATCAGCCCTATTAATACCAATGCAAGGGATTTCTGACGGGCTTTGTGGGTCGGCTTTCAAGACTTTTACTACGTTTTTACCCGTGTAACCCAGATCAGAAAAACCTGTTTTAAGTCTATCTACAAGCTCCTGTTTTACATCCACTGTTTCAAATGTAAAGGCCACTACTTGCCACCCCCTAAACCCATGAAGTATAAGTCCATCTCAAAACCACTTCGGATAAGCTGTAAAATTTCTTCTCGCGTGTTTTCCACAACTGCCTCACGTATTGGCCTAGGTTTAACCCCGGGAAATTGCCAAGACGCGGGATCAGAATTCGTTGATACTCTTCGGAAGGTTAGGTACTGGGAATGATTTGCCTTACCCATTTTTACCATACCACTGAATAACCCAGTCTTCCATGTATAACCTCTACCTGGGTGAGGATTAATATGGCTACGCTGCCCTTCAGACGTTTCCTGCAGGCGACCTCCCCAACTGTACTTTCGTCCAGTAACTAGGGCTGTTAGAAAGTTATTCTTACGGCTGTATGCAAGGGTTTTAGCTTGCTCATATACATGTGTCGGCATTGCAGGCATAGTAACAGTTCCTGGTGTTCCGTGCCTGAAAGGAACAGTTATATACCGAGAACCACCTTTTCCAACTTTAGCCTTTGGTGATCTTAGGAGAGCTATCTTCTGATCATAGGGTTTTATACCCTCTTCAATGAGCCTCCCATGCCCTGAGGTCGTCATAATTTCACCTGTAAGATTCCCTAACATCTTAAGACCCTCTTGAATGCTTCGGGTATACTCCCCTGAAACAACTCTGACATGGAATGTTCCACCTGAATAAGTCACTGTAGCACCAGAGGCATACTCAATCCAAGTCCTCTGTATAACATCGGTAAGAGCTGCACGCACGGCTTCAGAAATATATGGAAGGTTCCCCTGCCCCGCCCTTTCGACGGATCTGAGCACATTATCAAGGTTAGGGACATCTGCAGCGATTATTAGTAAGCTCATACGACGCGTTCAACTCCTCCAGATAAGTAGCGTAGCGCTACATAACGTGGAAAGTCTTGACCGTCTTGATGCCTAGGCTTCGGTAGGGTTGCTGTAACCACATATGTTGGTCTGTGGTAATAGGCGACACTATACTGCTCCCCTGTTTCGGGTGACAGTCCATCTTCCAACCATGACACTACATTCCCTAACATTTCGAAGTCTACTCCGAGTGTGTATAAGGCTACATCTCCTGTGCTAGAGTCATACTTTTGAATGGACCTAATTCTAGTCACGTCTGTGTTAAGCAGGGTGTCTGGAGGTCGTGCGTTGATCGGTGTACTCTTAACTAAAACTTCAGAAGACTTAAAGTCATCATCAAGGAGCGTAATTTTATCATACATACCAATACCGAAGATCGGATTGTTTGTATGCTGTCCTGTTGGCATACCGTTTACCGGGTGCCTTATAGGAATTCGTTTAGGTACGGTCATTACTGCATCCCCAACTTCAAATACTCCGGCCATTTCTGCGAAGTCTTTACTCAGTGTGATACTCGTAATCAAGGCTTTAGATTCTATGGGTGTCTGATACACATGTCCTTTACCATGACAAGCCAAGCAGGTGTAGTCCGGAGAACCGCTATCAGAGTTCCAGCAGGAGCATATGATAGTTTCTTGCCACTTGACAGGCCTACCTCTACGATCAAGCATGTCTTCGATCTTGATAACATTTAATATGGGAGTTTGCACATGTCCACCCCCTTAGAGAACTGTAAAGGTTAGACCACGCTCAGAGCTTCTGACCCCTGACTTCCGTTCATCGAAGAAATCAGCTATTTCCTCTTTGTACTGCTTAATGTGAGCACTATACAAGGTACTATTTGCAGAGGTTGTATAACTCACGTTTTCAGATAGACCGTCAATCGACGTTGACATACTCGTTAAACCAGACTTATAGGCTTCACCGATGATACCAAGAACATCTACTGCAACCATTTTAGCAACGATGTTTCGGATGTCTTCAGGTATTCTGTTCTTAGCATAGCCTGCAATATAGTCGATGTACCACATTTGAGGTACTGAGCGGTTAAGCTGTCCAGTCATAAAGCCATACCCCATCTGTGTCCCACCTAGAAGGTTAAAGATCGTTGGATCCCCAGCATAGGGGACAATCTGAAACTGTCCTGATTTAGAGTAGAGTTTTACCCACTCAGGCCTAGTCAGGAAGTCAACGATAACTTGACCATTTGGCAGGACTAACTTTAAACCTGTGATCTTCTGTACCGGACGTTCCCTAAGCTGCAGAAAGCCCATGTTAGCATAAGCCTTTGCATCATAGTCATAGGGAGGCTCAGCTACCTCATAGTCTGTGCCCTCGACTAGACCACGTTCTTCTGGATTAGAGACTACTAGCTTAGGCTTCAGAAAGATACCTAAGTGCCTTTCTACTTGACGTCTAGCCCCATCTATGAGCTTCTGAACAGAAACATCTGATATAGGGTTACCATAGTTATCAAAGAACGGAAGGCCGAAGCACCATGTACTTTGTATTTCCTCTATATCCGGTAAGTTAGTCTCTGCATAAGTTACAATAGCCATTAGACATCCCCCTACATTCCGTATGCAACGACAGTCACAACATCGGATGCTGTGAAGTTGTGGCACTTCATAGGAATAGGGCGTGTTGTCCCAGCCTTAATGGGTATGCCCTCTGTTGCCGGGTGACCACCCTCAGGGAAATCATTAAGATAGAGCAAAACGTCTGCACCTGTATTATTAGTGACCTCGGTATAAATATACTGAGTGCCAAGAACCCCACTTGTACCTGTGATAACTTTGTGCTGCCTAAAACCAGCTACACCTAACATACTATCACTCCCTTATCTAGAAGCAGCTGTTCTACGTTGTGGCGTCTTTTTAGGTACTTCAGAAGATTCTTCAGAAAGTGGAGCAGATGCATTTTCATCTTTAGGTGCCTTTTCAGGTTCTATCTGCTCCTTAAGCTCAAGAGGTGCAGCCTCTTCTTCCACTACTTCCTTATACCCGGGAACCTGAGCCAGGACTTCCGCTACTTCATCAGATACTTCTGCGAAACCATTTGAGTCGAAAGACACGACCTCTGAAAGGACTACAACGTCTTCTGGTAGGTCACCGAAACACTTCTGAAACTGTGCCATGCTTTTTACCTCGCTTTCAAAATCTAAAAGTGAGGGCTAGATTCTAGCCCTAGCCCTCACTCGTGTACACTAAATAGATGGTATTACTGAAGGCTGGGGCGAACTGTACCGAAGCTAGGAGCATCATAGTTCGGGGTGAAGAGCTCACGGTTAGAGTTGAGGCCAAGTGTCCCAATGTTTTTAAGCACGACAATTCTCCGAGGGTTGTACACTTGAATCATACCGTAGAGCAGAATCATGAAGCGTTCTGCAGCTGAAATGCGGGCTAACGGTAGCTTCATAAGTGGAGCCAGTTGCTTAAAGGAGAGAACATTTTCTGAGTCATTATCTAGCGCCATTGCGGTGTGTGTTCCTGGGATATCAGCATTCGTATCTATAATAGCTTGAGTCACCTCTGCACCAGCATCCTTGATTTCAAAGGCAAATAGGGCATCAGCAGCTGTAGACTTCGTACCACGGTAGACTTTGTAAGACTTCGCCGGTGGATCACCAACAACTCGATTAATCGTTAAAGTAACTGTTTGTCCTAGGGTAACAGCTACAGAGCCCATAGCAACAGGTGCAGACTCTCCAGCGCTGTTTTTAGCTGTTACGAAGTAGTAATAGGTTCCTGAAGGGATTGTAGCCCCAGATGATCCAGCTACTACCTGACCAACCGGGTACGTTGGTACAGCAGGTGCTCCTTTAGCTGAAGCTGAGGATACAGTAGCCTGTGGCTTAAGGAATATGTTGTTCACAAACTCAATCGGACCAGCATTTGCCATGTAGCCACCGATAGGTTGCCCCAACATGATTTCTTGTCCTTGACCCATCATTACCCGTTGACGACCACTTGAGCCCATAACAAGCTTAGATAGGTCCTTATTAACCTGATTTGTTAAGTGCAGCTCTAGTTTTCCTCTTCCGAAGTTATCAGCAATAATCGCTGAAACATCTTCCATGGTATTCTCATCCAGTGGCTGCCCCTTCATGTCGATAACATGCTGATTGGCATACGTTTTTCCAGCGACAAAGTTTTTAACTTGTGTGATAACACCATCGAAGGATAGTGGATCAAGAGCTGAGTTACCGAAGTACAGTGCTTTTTCGAGCTGCATTAAGAGCCAAGAAGTTCCATTCGTAGTTTCCCGGGCAACGATATCACCGACCGTGTTACGTACTAACGTTGCAGGGTGTGTGATAACACGAGTCGTTCCGAGGAACTTAACGTACTGGCTCTGACGGAGGTAGTGTGAATCTTCTTCATTCGGAAGGCCACCCTCAACGAAGAACGGAGAAGAATTTCCCCCCATGCTGTCCATTACGTTGAACTCTTCAACAGTGTTAAACGCTTGTTTCTTTCCAATGCGCCTCCAGAACTTTATCTGGTCTGTTGTTGCGGTAACCACCTTAAGGGTTGCTTCCAGAGACTGTGGGCGCAGCGCCGACATGTCATTAAAACTACCGTATGCATCTCCCTGCTCCCCTGTGCCTAGAGCTTTATTAAGCTCCTCAAGTTCCCCTACTGTGCCTTGACCAAAGCCGTCTTCAAGGCCATTAAAGTTTTCAAACATAGGTTTACCCCCTCTACTATTGCTGATTGCTTATAAGTACTTACTGCATACCCAGTTCAGCTTTAACTGAATCCGGTAAACCTAAGTTCTGCAGTGGTGTCCCTGCTTCAAACCTTGTAACGGCTGAACCCGGGATCAATTTGGCATCGAAGGACTTCATAAGGATATCCCCGGCCTGCCTGCGTGTAAGGCCACCCTTATCCCCTTCAATGGATTTACTAAGGGTTGTGACCTCTCGCTGGCTTACAGCACCTTTTCGCCCAATCGGGAGATTCATAACACCGTCAAGAGACTTCTTAAGATCTTTGTTATCCGTCTGCATTGCCTCAACTTTTTCAGTCAAGCTCTTTATAATGTCAAACGCACCCATGAGGGCTTTAGTCATAGTCACTTGCTGCTTAGACACAACGCCTAGGGACTTCGAAAGGCCATCCATACTGTATCCAAGCTCGTCCACCATGTTTGACAAAAAATCAGATACTTCGAGCGCCTGAGCATTTTCCTCACTAGCTACGAAGGACTTCCGGAAGTCCATCTGAAGAGACTTGTCTTTCATTTCATCGTCTTCATCACCGGATTCGTCTTCATCACCGGATTCGTCTTCATCACCGGATTCGTCTTCATCACCGGATTCGTCATCGCCATCGTCGTCTTCACCCTTTTCGTCGTCGTCTTCATCCTTATTACTGGACTTCACAAGCTCCTCATCATCTTCTGTATCCAGCTTTAAGGACTTCCTAAGTTCCTCCAAATCCGCATCTAACAGACCTGCAAGATCTTCTGTCTTACCCATAGCCCCACCCCCAAAATTTGTATTAAAAATAGATTTTAAGATGTCGTGCCTGTCTAATATATATGAGGCAAATGTATATGCCTCTTCGTTATCTAGCCCCTTCTCCAGGGCAAATGCATAGGTCATCGTACCTACAGCGCCTGGTGAGCCAGCGACGAACTTATTACGTAGGGACTTCTGCAAAAAGTTACTTCTGCAAAACTCCCTAAAAAGTTTAACCCAGTCCCTTTGAGGATCTTGAGTAGTTCCTTCTAAAGACTGAGGCATGATAGCTGCAGCTCCTGCAGTGTCCATTGATTTTTCCATGCCCATAGAAATAGTTAACTCATGACTTTTATCAAAGGACTTTGCAAGCTCTGCCCAAGTCATGGTGTTCACTGGATTCATTGTTAGGACAACATTTCTAAGTACAGACTTAATAATCTTGCCTGTCGTTCGACTGCGTTCTTTGACACTACCTTCAATACTCCAGCCCATCATACGTTTGGTATTAGACTTCTGAAGATCCTGCAGCGCCTGGATAGCCTCTTGAGCAAGTTTTCTTTGTGCGAAAAGCTTTGACTTTATAAAAATCCCTTTCACTACCTCATGTCGCGTTGGGTGAGTGAATTGACCTATTTTAACCTCTAAGGGTTCCCCAATAAACTGGCTTGGGGCGTTACCGTGTTCGTACTTTACCCATCCCTTTTCGAGGAAATATGAGCAATCCATGCCTTCAGGAGTGATAGTATCGTCTTCCTCATCTTTAACCTCTGATGTCATAACCCCTGTAACAATGTAATCGCCATTTTCGTCAATTTCAATGGACTTTACAATATCATCATCTATTGGCACCCATGCAGAATATGTATCATTTTGTAGCGATTCATCAACTAGCAACTATTTCACCACCTTCCGAAGTGAGTGTAAGCCGAAAGCTAGGATGGCCAAAGACACGCTGCTTGGCTAGGTGAGCTGGCGAAACCTTGGCCTAGTCTACGTGTCTTGGGCCATCCTAGCTGTGTTTATACACGGATTTTGTTGCCCTGTGTGTTTAGTTACTGCTAAATATACCAACTTCGGAAGTAAATGGCAAGATAAATTAAATAATTATGCCAATAAAACTTTCATTGAGCATAAACCCTAAGTACCCATCAGTAACAGGCTCTAAATGGTTATTTACCATATCTGGAAGATCTTGAATTACAGAAAGCTGATTAGTGCCTATACCTAGCCCCACGCCTATACCAATTCTACCCATATCAATACACCGCCACTATGCCTACAGCTGTTGTGCCTGATGCCTTAACTCGTCTGACTGATATAGGATGAACAACACCAATACATAGAGAAGCGAAAGTAATTGTCGTACCTCCAGATAGTACTACCGTGATATTGCCTAAGCCACCGATGTACAGGCCAATCGTTGGCCCTTGAGCCAGATCCTCAGTATCTGAAGGAACTACTGGGTAGGCTCTTTTTACTAGGTTATCATTAACAATTACTTTCTGAGCACCTTCTGAAACCTGTGCAGCCTCCCACTGGAATGTAGTAGGATTCCAAAACCGTTCAGCATCTGCCACATTAATACCCCCTTACAACTAGTTTACTTTTAGCAGGTTTTTCTGATAGAGCCCCTAGGATAATCGGGACTTCAACATGTGTTTTGCATGTCGGGCATATAGCTATGGCTTTACCCTCTGAGAATAGAATCATCCGTGAGCGGATCTTGTACCCGCCACTCTGCGTTGAATCCATAATGATCCTCTTACACCCAGGACACTGCACCATAGCTTACACCCCCATACTTAGGTTACTTAATACTATATATGGCCTTTTTAGAGACTACTAGATAGTCAGAGTATTTAAACTTAGCGCACATCTTAAGAAGGCTTACCCACAAGACTTCTACCTCTGTCTGTATCGTATCATAATCCATACCCGCAGAAGATAACTCTTGCCTGAACTTTACCTCATTTTTTGCTAAGTATTGTACAGCTGCTTTAACTTCAGAAGAATCTTTTAGTTCCTCGAATGAATCAGCATTGAACATTTGTTCATCCACAGCCTAAACCTCCATACTTTATAGAATAATAACGAGTTTAAGTGCTTTAGCTACCTGCCTACCAACTTGAGGTGGGGGATTTTCGCTGGGCTTTGGTCTTTGAATGCTACCTGGGTCACCTGTTGTCCCCTTTGGCTTAGCACCTGCTCTTCGTTTCTGACTACGAGTGAAGTTCTTGGCTGAACTAATCTTAGCCTCTGAATCTCCAAACTTAGTGACCTCTTCAGCATCTCGTGTAGCCTTAGCGACTCTTTTGATATCCCCCATCTTTGCGTCTTCAGCGTTGAACATGAAGTCTTCAATGGTCCCGGGCATATGCAGTGATTCAATGCGAACGCTATTAGCTCGTCCTACTTGCGCATGCCCACCTGATGCTGAGTCTGAACGTCTTACTCGGGCGGTAAACTGCGCCATTTTCTGGGGGTTCCAGTCTTGATCCATCATTAACATTAAGTGTGCGTTACCGAGGTCCACGCCTTCTTTACCTGCAGGGGACACTGTGGTGGCCCACATATTACCCTGGTTCTTAGCATAGCTGTTTTCTTCCTTGCTACCCCTGAAGCTCGATTTGATCTCTTCTCGTTCCTTAGACTCCCCGGTAAACTGTCCAGAACTTAAGCTTTGCCCTTGTCGGTCAAGTTTATCTGCCCAGTACGCTAAGTGCGGGTGCTCACGCTGTAGATCACGAATAACTCCATCTGCAATATCGGTTCCAAAAGTAGTGTAACTAGACTTCACAACGACTTTAGGCATCAACTCTGGTTTACCTGCTTTAGCTCTGGCTTCGTTCTCAGTAGCTAATGAATCTAGGTAGGTGCTTATACGCTGTTTCATATACTCTGCCTTAGGATTATTGTGGTGCATCGGTGCCATGAGCTTAGGACTTCCGTCTTTGTTTCGTTTAAAACTACCTTCTCCATCACTTTCAAAGTACCGCCTGTCACCGTGTTCATCAACCTTATAGTGGCCTTCACCTGTGACTGGGTTATAAGGTTTTAATCCCCCGGCCTTCGCTTTCTTAACTTTGGCCCCGGGTTCTGCTTGTGCGTCTGTATCTCCTGAATCTAGTGCACTTCCCCCACCAGGTACATACATCTTACTAGCCAGCGGTGCATTTAGGTGCTTCTGAAGCTTCTGTATAGCTGTTAGATAGTTCTTAGATGATCCCTCTTTACCTTTTTCAGAATTGTCATAACCTGTTTCACTGGCCTTTACAAGTTCACTAAGTTTAGAATCTGGCAGGTACTGTTTCTGAATCTTACGATACTCGTCGTAAAAATCTTTTTGGTCATCGGTTAGATTCGTGGGAGATGTGGTATTGGGCATGGCCCCTGGTTCGTAGTCGAAGACACTGTGTTTCGTTCCATAAGTATCTGTTGTCTTTTGATCACGATTGCGGTCTGCCATATTACTCATGAAGTCTTCAGGAGCATTCTCCTTTTGGGCTGCGTCACTGCCAACGATGTGAGGAAAATGAATCTTAGATCCATCATTGTACTGAACATCTTCTGAACCCCTAAACTGGACAATGTTAGCTACAATGTCTCCGAGCTTATCAGCCATCGTTGGCTTAACTCCGATAACTTTACCATTCTTGTCCTTCATAAGGAACTTCTCTGTAAACTCCTTAGCTGTACCGAGTTCATGTCTTCCACCTGTAACAGTATCAATAAGGCTATGGACTTCACGAGCATCATTTTCCATAGGAGTACCTGACAGCCCCCAGACATTTTTAAAGGACTCAGTTGTTTCAGCTAGTGACTTCCCACGCTGCCGGCCTTGGTTCTTAAAAGCATGTACTTCGTCAACGATGATGTTATCATACAAACCGGACTTCGAAAGAGCATCTCTGTGCTTCATGAACTGGTCATAGGACATAATATGAAAGTCATGGTCTTCTGAACCGATGCTTCCCATGTTATTTACAAAGTGCTTAGAACTCACAGCTTCTTGCTCAGTACCATCCATCCCAAACATGTGCCGATCATTCTCAGACTTCATCCAGTTACCACCACTATCTCGCTTCCGAAGACTACCTTCGGATCCAATGTAAAGAGCTCTGGAGTTTGTCTCTTTTCCTATCTCTTTACCCCAGTCCGATTGAATTCCAGCAGGTGAGACGATGAGAGTTTTACCAGGTTTCCTACCTTCAGAGATAGCCTTAGCTTTCTCGTGCAAAGCTGCTGCCATCCCTGTGATAGTCTTCCCCGTACCCATCCCGTGCCCCACTATACCGCGCCCTCGTTCAACTAAATGTGATAATCCCGCTAGCTGTGTACCATAGAGTCCTTTGTCCATGATCCGACTATCAGGCTTAAACTGAGCTCTATATGCCTGACCAAAGGCACTTTCTGAGTCACTAGCATTTGGCTGATAGGCCTTCTGAAGCTCTTCAGGACTTTTAGGCTTACGATCCTTGCGGTTGAAATGCTCTGCTAGGTGTTCCCTAGCATCATGACTTACAGACAGGCCTCCTAGGGCTTCCCTAAGCTCTTCGAACTTACCTGCTGAAATCTTAGCCGTTCCATCGTTCAAGACTCTAACCCCATAGGTAGACACTTGGTCCCTCATAGCTTCAGGTACATGAATCTCAAGCTCTTTTGTATAAGCACTCTTAAATTGTTTAAGGAGCTCTTTACCTGCTTTTGATCTACCGAGGCGCTTGGTTAGCTGCTTCATCATAGCATCTGATAGCTCAAGTTGGATGTTCATAACACCGTCTTTATCAAAGGCACTGTTTATCCCTGCCTTCTGAAGCGCTTGACTGAAGAGCTCTTTTACCTTGTCAACTTTCTTCTGATCTTTAGGATTATCTGCTTTAAAGGTACTTGTAGTATCCATCCGGTGTGTACCCGTCTTCGCAGTTTTTACAACAGCCTGACCACTAGCCGATAAGGTTCGACCTTCTTCAGAAGCTTGTTTAAGCTCTGACTTCTTGAACATCCCTATGACATGACCTTTGCCATCGGTTACCTTGTAGGTGTCTCCTTCAATAGAGTGGATTCGACCTTTTCTGAAGCCTTTTTCTCCTGGGTAGAGAACAGCGTTTCCTTCCTTCATAGCTACTTTGTTCTTAGTCGTTAGACCTCGATCTACAAGCTTTCCTCCCTTGAACAAGGCTTTGATCGGTTCACCTGTAGCAGGATCTACCGCTCCCTTTGGTATGTCATTGGTATCCATGAATCGATAGCCATCATACTCTCCACCAACTACCCGTGGAGCCCCTTTTCCATCATACTCTAGCTGAATGTGGTGGCCAAGAGAATCACTAATATGAGTTCCACTCCCTGAATGCGCAGTTACCCATGCTCTATTACCTACAGCGCCTTTCATGACTTCATGGAGGTCCTTTTCGTTCATAATAGGCTTTCTCTGCTTCAGAAGCCTTGCCATGACTGGATCTGTGATCGTCCCCTTAGCATCAACCATGACCGTGTTCTGGGTGCCATCAGGCATGTCCTGTGCGTAGGTATGACTCGTTACTTCGCCCTTTTTATTTCGACTCTGGTTAACAAGCTTGAAGTCTTTGTGAGCCATGCCCTCTTGCAGCCCTAGCTTGGTGTTGGACCGTGCCTTAGCATACTCAGCTTCATCGATCTGCTTCATAAAGGGCTTATCACCCTCAGAGTTTGCTTTCTTGGCTAAGATGTCCTGAAGACCTGAGGCATCAGCGCCTGTGTACCCTAGAGCCTTTCCTAGGCCTCCCCATGTGTTTAGGTCCTCATGTTGACCACCATCAGGATCGAAGACTTCAGCAATCGTTGAACCAAATCTAGTATGGGCCCCACCTTGACCAGCCTTAGTAACTTCATTCTTAATTCTTAGGGCTATGGTTTTACCCGTGAGGGGATTACCCACGAGGTATGTACCATCAGGCAAAAGCTTTTTACTGGCCTCTTCCTTAGCCCTTGTAAGCTCATTTTGGCCTAATAAGTCGGCTATGGTGTCCTCATCAGCGCCTTTACGTACTTGGGCTAGTAGGCCACTATTACCTGTTTTACCGACCATCATCTTTGCGTTTTTACCTGCCATAGATCCAGACTTAGACAGGGCATCCATGATCTCTTTTCGGTCTGCTTCAGTATCTCCGCTGTCACGATACTTCTGTAGGGCTTCTTTAACGCCTTCCTTTTCTAGATAACGTTTGCCTAGAAACTTCTTACGCTCGTCCTCGTTCATCGTTTCATAAGCTTTTTGCTCGTCTTCTGTAAAGTTGGCATAGTCGTGGTGCCCTTTGTGCTCATGCTCTCTTAAGTAGGTCTTCCGTATGCCTAGGTCCTTATCTGTTTCGTCACCGCGCCAGTCCTTGCGCATTGTTTCCATGTCTTCTTTAAAGGCTTCGATGCCCTCGTCCTTATGCTCAGCGTCCTGCTCATGGTGGAAGTCGATCTTATCCTCTGGAGCGCTCTCATTGTGCTCTTCCCTGTGTACAGAGTTAGCCGAATCATAGATGAGCTTTCCATCAGAAGTATTGACTAAGACCCGTTTACCGCCCCACGTAACCCATGCACTGCCTGGGTTCTTCAGAAGGAGTTCTTCTGACCATGTATGCCCAGAACTCTTTTTTCTAGCCGATCCATGCTGGGCTTCAGATAGGCTAGAGTACTTTTTTGAGTTGGCCTTTATATAGTCCCCCATCTTCTTATTGACCTCATGCTGCTTACCCTTATGGGGAAACATGGACTTCTCTAAGGACGAGTTGAAGCTTTTATAGAGTTCATTATCCTCAGGTAGTCCAAACTCAACAATTCGAGCATGGAGCTCTCCACCCTCGGTGTAGACTAACGATCCAATGTACTCTTGAGGTGCCATAGACTTCTGCAGGGAAAGAAGGTTATCTGCCGTGGCAATCCTCGTTTGTTTGTATACCAAGACATCAGTACCTATTCCCCATGAGTTCAAGGACTTCACAAGATCATACTCATAAAGTGATTTCATAATGAGGTTAAAGACTAAGGACTTCAGCATAGCAAGTTCTTTTAAGGCCGGATGATTCTTCGTTCGAGCATCGGATAGCTTAACCATAGCACTTCTGTAGTATTTATTAACCCAATCCTTGGTGGCTTGTTTACCACCTTCATACCCACCCTGTTTATTAATAGCATCGGCTACTTCGTCAAGGGTCATATTCCCTTTGTTGATCTTAGCAGAAGGGCTTCCGAACATGACCATAAAGACCATCTTTTCTTTACTACTTAGCCCGATGTCTTGGAGAACTTTAGGTATTGCCGTCTTGAGTTCTTTTTGGCGTTCTTTCTGCTCATACTGTTCATCTGGTGTTGCTTCTGTGCTCTTCACGTTAGCTGCTGCTGAGCCTGCAGTACCCTCTTCTCCATCGATATCTTTATCTAAGGTGGTGGTCTTCTGCCTGTCTCTGTAGGCCTGTAAGGTCTTTAAGCGTTCCACCGGATCACTGATTCGCTTCTTAGTGGCTATCCACTGCCCTGCTTTTTCATCATAGGTTGGGTTGTCCATAATCGGTGCGTTTTTAAACTTAGCTGAAGTCTGTTGCAAATGATTCGCAAGTTCTTCCGTTGATGGTGTGTGGCCTAGACTCTGGGTTAGCTCTGTTTTTCCCTTGTGCAGGTCTGCCAGTGCTCCCCTGATTTCATGGGGTGCCGGGACCTCATTTAGAAGAGCATACATATCCTTGTGCAGCTTCTGCTTCATACGGGATATAACATGGGCTCCAATGTTGGTGTCTTTACCAGGGTTCTGGCTCCCGCTCATGACCCGGTATAGAGTTTCGTACATACTAGCCCGGGCCGTCTGAAGAAGATCCCCGTAGTAACCTGTCTCTTGATTATGGACCTCACCGTCACCACTTGGGCCAACGTCACCTATACGATTAACTTGGCTAAGGAGATTCATTCCCCGGGCCTTACCCATCTGAAGAGTCGTGTGGTAGGCTAAGCGGTCATTTTGAGTAGTCATATCTCCAGCAATCCGGCGAATATCAGCCTCTGAGCGTTTACCCGGCTCTTTTTTCATAAGAGCCTTAGCTTCCTTGGAGTTCCACATTTCATCAAGCCTTGACGTAGCCTCAGGGCTGTTCTCTAAATCTTTATAGTCCACTGCATGAGAACTCTGCTCAGTATTCTTTAGGGTAGCGGATCGTCCAGTCGTTCCCTGCTCAATAGGCTTCCGAAGTATATCAGGGGCCGAAAGATCACGCTCTTTTTTAGCTCTTCTATTAGCCTTATTTTCTGCTGTGGCCTTCTGTTCCATGGCTTTTACCTTAGTAGATTGTTGCTTTTTGCCACTGGTCAAAACTAGTTTAGGCTCTGTAGCTTTACCTGCACCATTGGCCTTATTCGTTGCTTTGGTCGTTTGACCAACTGCAGCAGAGGCCTTCCGCTTCTTCGTCTTTGCTTGGGCATCCATTACCTTCCTATGATCTGATGCATGGATAGTGTTGCCCTTAGCTACTTTCCCTTTCTTACCGTCGGAAAAACGGACGTGATAATGGCTGTCAGTAATTTTTTCAACGGTTCCTGTTTTTCCGGTACTTGTAACAACACTGGACCCGCCTTTGATAGTTGTAAACTTGCCGAACTCATCCCGCTTGTGTAAGTCCTCTTTCCACGAAACGCTCTTCTGTAGATCTATGTATAGATTCATATGAATCCCCTCCTTCTGGGCAAATAAAAAATGGGGCTAAGTAGCCTTAAGCCACTTAGCCCCATTTTACCAGACTTTAGTAATTAATTATACACAGACTTCCGAAGCCTACCTTTTACCGTTGTAGATGGAGTCATAACTTCTTCTGTAGCTACCCCATGCCTCTGCTGATAAATGATCCGTAGATCCTTTGACTTCTTTTTTGACGTACTCATCAAACGTAGGGGCTGTCTTAGGAGATTCGCCATGTTTTTCAATGTGCTTCTGAATCATAGCATTGATATTTCCCTTATTGCGCTCTATTAGATCTTTAGCTACTTTTATAGCTAAATTCTTACTGCTGTCGCTTGTAATTTTAAGACCAGAGCGAGCTTCTGAAACTACCCATTCCCCATCTTTACCATGGATAAAAGCATGAACTCCTTTACCTACGTTCACCTTTTCTGCATGCTCATATACTGGCATGTACTTAACTTTTCCACTTTTACCTTTAGGTACAGCTATGTGGTACGGGGTTTCTTCTGGCTCAGATCCAAATATGACCCCGGCTTTACCTGGTTCTGCTGTTGCTGGGCTTTCCCCATGTTTTTCGATATGTGACTTTATATATTCAACAAGTTTAGTAACCCCATGCTCAGCTGTTCTTCTAGTAGCCTCTTGTATAGCGGATTCTCTAGTTTTACCCTCTGCGAGTGAAAGACCTGTCTGAGCTTCTGTAACTACCCATCTCTGATCACCTGCTCCTTTGTGTATAAATGCGTGGACTCCAGCACCTACATCAACCCTCTTACCGTCTACAGGTACATAGGTTAACTTACCTGTGTGATCCCCTACAGATTTATTTGACTTATAGTACTGACTTATCTTAGGCTCTTCCTTCTTAGGCTCCTCTTTTGGTTTATTAGCATCCATAAACTCCTTGAAGGCATCAGCCATGGAAGTAGTCTCTGCATGATGCTTGAGTACTAGTTTTTTATGTTCTTGATCTGACCATTCCTTCTGCTGTACTAAACTAGCACTACCTGCTAAGTGTTCCCTGTATCGATCATGTATAACTCCTACATACTCACCTTGTGCCCCTTTCATGTACCCCATTTTAATCATCTTGTCATGGAAGTATTCATCAGGTGTCATCTCCCAAGGCTCTTTCTTAGGTTCAGTACCAGCCATCAGTAGTTCAAGTGGGTCAAAGTCTGCGAAAGCTTTTTCATCTGCAGCAATCTGCTCAGGAGTCCTGTTCTTCCTAGCCTCGCGTGCCTCTTGATCTTTATACATCTGTTCAGTGTTTGCTTTGACCTTACCTAGGAATTCCTCGTGTTCCCGCTCTTTTTGAGCTTTAGCATCAGCTTTTGCCCGCTTAGCTCTCTTTGCAGCTTCATTTATGGCTACTGCCTTAGCAGCAATGTCTTTAGTAAACTTTTTGTCTTTTTTATAGGCTTCAACGGCCTTCTGAACATCCACCGCACTGTACTCACGACCTATAACTTCTTTACTTCCTGTGGCATCTAACTCATCCCGCCCTTGGGCACTGAAACTGTTTGACGTTGTACTGTGCTTCAACGTTTGTAGAATAGCTTCCCTATGACCTGCTGGTACACCATACTCACCCATAAGTTTTTTAGCATTGGTTGCACTTAATCTTTCGCCCATCTTTGCGTCCACTCCTTTTGTTTTGGAGGTTCCCTCCCCCTTAGCCTTATCATACATAGGCTTTTCGGATTTGTGGACGACAGGTTTCTTAGCCTCTTTATCCACGGTCTTCTGGTGCTCAGCTAAATGGGATTTTGTCGCCTTCTTTGCTCCTTTGGCCCCGGGTACTGACCCAGCTAGGATCTTTCCATCCTTGATATAGACGTGGTGACCACTCATGGTCCTCCATACCCCGCCCTCAGGAAGGTCCTTATGCACTCCTTTAGCCTCTGAGCGGGTGATTGACTTTTGAAGATCAATGTAGAGTCCTTTGACAATCGGTGTCTTAGGAACGAGCACCACCCCGACAATTGAACTAGCGGGTATCTTTCCTAAAACCTCAATTTCTCCTAATTCGTTCTCTGTTCCCTGGTATTCTACAGCTAAGACATAAGCTTGTTTCTCATGGTAAAGGTCATAGTTTGAGCGGGCATACCCTTCTGCTTGGCTAAAAAGAGTACTGAAGCAAGTAACTACATTTTCTTGGTCCCCATCGTTTCCTTTGCCCTTGGTCTGGATGTATCCGGACTTCTGAATAAAGTCGTATTCCTTTTGGCCTATGCCTCGAAACATAACTCCTGGTGCGTTGTCATATGGGAAGGCGCTTAGTCCAGTGTCTACTTCTGGTAGATAGACCAATGACTTCTGAAGATCATCAAGCGCCCCCTCATTCCCGGCCATATAAGCTAAGACTTTCTTGAGGTTATGCTCATGGTTCTTCTCATCAGCGATAATCTCAGCGATAACTTTCCGAATCTTAGGGTCTTTGATCTGTTTCAGGCGCTCAGAGTAATCAAGAATTGCTTTCTTCTCTCCATCTAGGTCCGTAGTGGCTATATCATCTTTAAGGGATTTCCATAACTCCGAGTACTCTTCAAAGAGTCTCTGCTTGTCAATGTCGTTGAACTCCCCAATAATACACGGGCAGTGGGTGTAATTTCTGATCTTACTAGCTTCGAGCTTATGGTGGCCGTCATGGACCTCATAGTTCCAGCCAATAATGATAGGAGCTATAAGGCTCCCATCTTCCATTCTTGTAACGAGAGAACGTACCTTATCAAAGTCGAGGGCTTTGTCCGTCTGGAAAGGGGTCTGAAGTCTATTCGTCGGGATATAGAGTATTTCATCTATGGGATTGTCAAAGGATGATCCATCAACTTGGTAGGCGCTTCTTATACTTGGGATTACTGGCCTCTGTAGATCACTTCGTCTGATAATACCCTTCTGAAGATCAAAGCTTAGGCCTTTTTGGATGGCCTTCTCACGTTTTACAACGTCCATAAGATTATCGAAGGCTTTACTAATAGCTACGGCTTCTTCACCTCTTGGGTACGGGGACCCTGGGTCTACACCTTTAGCTCCATAAACTAGATAGTCATTGTGGATCTTCTTACTCTGCTCCATTTTCAGCTGAAGATGTGTCTCAAAAGCCCGGGCAAATAACTCATGCGGTCGTACCCAATAGCTATTTTCTTTGAGTCCACCAACTCGAAGAGAGTCTAGGTAATACTGTGATCGTCCTGTACTAACCATAAGAGTATCAGGTGCTTCTCCAGTTGCCTTCTTGTGTAGGTATGCCATTACCTGAACTGCACTATTAATGTCTTTTCTGGTTTTCATAGTTTTTGTGACTTCTTCAATAGCTTTATCTAATCCTAATGTGTCATAAGCTGTTTTCCAGCTTCTAGGGTAGCTTGAGTACTCAAGGTTTTGGTTATGGATAGCCTCTTTACCTTTACCATCGCCTACCTTAATAGCCTGCATAAGACTTCTATAGGCACTTGCCAGCTCAGGTGAGGAACTTTCTGAGAAAACTCCTTTATCGTCAGACGCTAAATTAGTTGATGCTTTACCTGTCATGTACTGGTAGAGGATATTGTCCATGGCGTGGCCCCATTCATGTCCAAGACTTCCCGCTCCACCATTCTTCGTGATATTGATAACCTTCATATCAGGTTCATAGTGAGCTAATCCCCAGCCACCACCACGAGCACCAAAAGCCATTGCTAGTTTACCATTAAGTGAAATGTCCTTATCCTCTAGGCCTAATAAATCTGCTAAGTCATGCATTGCTTCAGCTGACTTCACAAGATGAAAGCTACCTGACTTATCATCAACATAATGCCCGAACTCTACCCCACGGAAACCGAACGTCTTAGCCATATCTTCAGGCTTCTGAACACTTGTTTTACGGCCACCAATGCGCTGTATCTTCTCAGGCATCACCTTTTCCCATTTTTCAGCTGTTCCGCTTTCCTTTTTCTCCTTAGCAAAACGTGGACTAACTTTACCTGTAGCTACTTGATTTTTCAGCCATGAGTCAAGCCGACTACCATTACTTTCAACATAGCGTTTAGCGCCAGCTATAGCTTCTTCTTTTGTGGCTCTTCCGTAGGCCGAAGATAGGGGTATCCCTGTCTTAACTTCATGAATGAAGTGTTTACCATTAGCATCAACATAGTGGAATGCCTCAATATTAGGGGCTATGTCAATAGGTGTAGCATCTTTTGCTAGTTCAAACTTAGTGCCCTTGGTTGACTCCTTTCGGTAGTATTGCTGGCTCTTTTCTTCATCGGTTAGTTTCTTAGTTTCTTTACTTCCGAAGTACTTAGCCCATGTCAGCTTTTTGTCTCTTAGGGTCTGGTTGGTCCTTGCCTTACTCTCATGATCTGTGAAGTACTTTGTTAGCTTCTCACCGAGTGGGAAGAAGGGTTTCTTAGCTAAAGTTTCAGACATAGCTATACTGGCTTTGATTTCGTCAATACGTGCCTGCTTCTCGGCCCTCCATTGCTCAGGAGTTAAGTCTACAGGTTCCCGTTCCCCTGTTTTAGGATTACGCCTGCTAGTTCTTAGGTCATATTGTGACGGCCCATCCCTTAAATCTCTTTCTTGATAATGGAGAATACCTTGCTGATTTTTTAGATACTTAGGGTCTTCCGTTTTCATATAGTTCCTTAAGTAGCTATAAGCCCCATCGAACTCCTCTTGTGTCTTATGAGGCTCAAGTAGGCGCTGCAACTCGTTAATAGCTCGCATATAGTGAGCTCTTGCTACGGGGGTATCTTCAGGAGGCTTTGCTGCTATTCGATCATAGATGAGCTGCTTAAGCATAGCAACATTGACATCGACTCCCCGCTCCATTTCAGCTTTGAAATCAACAGGTGCTAAAATATTCTTTTTAACACACAAGGTCTGCGCGACTTCAGGAGCTACTTCTTCTAAAGCTTCAAGCCCCTGCATCGTTGGCTTTTCTGCAAATTCTGCCCGTAGACTAGCTTTATCCTTCTTAGATCCCCAAACTTTCTGACCAACATCACGAGCAGTTGTTTTGTTGACCTGGGCTTCAGTACGAATATCCGCAACTTCACCCTTTTTAGTCTTCTTAGGCTTAAGGTCTGGGTACTCATCTAATACAGCTTTAGGAACCTTCTGCCCTTCGTCTAAGGCCTTGGATACCAGACGTTTGTGTTGTGACTTAAATGACTCTAGGTTAAGGTTAAAATTAGCATTTCTCTTTTTGAGGGCTTCAGCGTACTTACTCCACGGAAGTTTCCATGCTTGGCCTAAATCTTCTTTGCTCTGTGTAAAACTTGAGGCATCAGGGATCATAGACATAATGTCTTTAGGATCCTCTATAGGTTTAGCCTTAGCCTTGGCCTTAGCTGGCTTAGTACCAAGCATCTCATGGGCTGCTTTCTGCTGCTCTTCAAGCGTTGCTTTCTTGCTCTTAGCTTTTGGCTTCTTAGCAAGTGCATCCACGTCTTTCTTCTGCTTTGCCATGAACTCAGGTGTTACCTTGGTTCGTTTCGTTGAGGACTCTTTGTTATTAGCTCCTTTGAGCGTGTCTTCAATAGCCTCTTTACCTGTTTTGGGCTTAGCTTTACTAGATGTAGACTTCTTGGCTTTTCTTGCAGCATCAGCAGCAGCCTTAGCTTCTTTGTCTATGGTTTCCTGATGTTCAGCTAAATGGGCCTTCGTCGCTTTCTTAGCACTCTTCACTCCCGGGATAGCACCAGCCAATACCTTACCGTTGAGAATATAGATATGGTGCCCGTTCATTGAGCGCCACACACCACCAGGTGGCAGGTCCTTGTGCAGAGACTTTGCCTGAGTCTTAGTCACTTTACCCGGTGCAAGGGCCTTCTGAAGATCAATATAGAGTCCTTTAACTACGCTCATGATACTTCTCTCAGCATACGAGCGGAATGCCCAGTGCCCAGCATCGATATCCTGCCTGCTATTGGTATTAGGGACAATGACATCATAGAGCTGAATATTAAGAGTTTTAGAGGCACCTTGAATTCCTGCATTATGCAGGACTTCACTTGACCCAAGGCCTGTGTACATGAAAAAGCTTTTACTGTTAGCTTTAATCAAACTTTCAAGGGCCTTCTTCCGAAGCTTATCTGGTGGCAAAGTTACATCAAGGGGCTCAGCATGGGTAATCCCGTTCTTTGTGTCAACGCCAATGATGTAGATTGATTTATCCGCATCATGAATACTAAGATTACTCTTGATGTAGGCTTTTACATCATCTACACCGTTCATCCTAGGGCCCGGTACACTGGCATCCTTTTCTTGGTAGGTTTCATAGACAGGGGCCTGCTTAGTTCTCATGATCTTAGAACGATCCATATTCTTGTTGAACTCAACAATGCTGCCATTGCCATTTAAGGCTGTGTACTCATTATCCCCTATGACAACATGACCACCGAACCTCATACCCATATGGTCTGCTACATCCCTAAAACGTTCGGTAACCGCCACATCCGGTTGACTCGGGGTGCTATCTCCTGTTGGGTGGTTATGGATTAGATAAACTGTATCTGCTCCGGATAGGAGCGGTACTTTCATCATGTCTTTAGGATCAATAATACTTGAATCAACATTACCTATGTGAGCACAGTGAATACCTACGACTTCCCCATCTTTGGTTCCCATAACATAGCTCTTCTCACGATCTGAATCAGTTAAATCAGCGAAAACTTGGGCCACGTCTTCACGGCTATTCACCTGCATATTAGGCACAGCATAACTACCTATTCGACGAGCGACGACTCTTACACGCCCCTTGTTTTGGTAGTCAGGTACTAGGTCGCTAGATTCTGAATTGCTAGTCTTAGGTAGGGAAACAACCTTAGGCTTAGGTACTCGTTTCTTAGTTGGATTATCAATTACTGGGGGCATCTTAGGGGCTGCTGCCTCACTAGCTTCAGTAGGTTTTTTAGAAGCCTTTGGTTTAGGTTCTTTATGCCCAGGTGATAGCCCTCTCATAGCCTTATGGTCAGATATTTTGGTATCGAAGTATTCTTGACCCCAACCACTAAGCCTAATCTCTGCGTGTTTAATAGCGTCTTCTTCCCCTGTGTAGGATGAAACTATTCTGGTCCCTGTTGTAGCCTCGTAGATATACGTATCTTCTGGATGCTCAGGGTCTGGGTGCTCCATGAAGAAGGAACCCTTAACAGACTTCAGCTTAACTTCTTTAGCATTGATGGCTTCTTTATAGGTCCCTGATCCAATATGGTAAACAAAGAATTTCTTAGGTGTAGGCTTTTTAGGCACTGCTTTCTTAACCGCTGCTTTCTTAACTTCAGGAACATTGACCACTAGCTCTTTTTTCTTGCTAGTGGTCTTCTTAGTCGTTGCTACTTTGCTACCAGCGGTCTTTTTTGGGGTAGCCTTGCTCTTGGTAGACTTTTTTGGTGTACTCCCCTTAGCTTTTATCTTTGCACTTGTCTTAGGTGCTTTTTTAGGCTCCTCCTTAACAACTGAAGAGACAATACCTTCATGCTTCTTAGCAAATTTTCCATCTCTTGCTCTCGGGTGAAGTTCTTGCTTAAAATACCCCTTTATAATGTCTAGGTCTTTTAAGTTAAGTATCTCCATGCTCATCCCTCCTTATGCTTCAACTACCTCCGGTTCCTGCACTGGTATCTTCGATGGCCACACGTTAGGCGTGTGGTAGGCTTTAGTCATCTGTCCCCTGCAGTGTAATTCCATGGACTTCACTAGCCCTTTTCTCTCCATATGCCTAAGCTGCTCCCGGCCAACATCAATAGCCTTCAGAACTTGAGCGGTTACTGGGTAGCCAGTGCCTCTTACCAGTCGTTCAATGGTTTGAGCAATAAACTGTGTATCAATAGGTTTTTTCATTCTTTGCCAGCTCCTCTTTTATGTATCTTATACCATGCAGCCACCTCAGCCGGTCCCCATAAAATCATATAACACAGTAAAATATGAACATGCTCTCTAGGTCTATGTGCCCCCATAAAATCATATAACACAGTAAAATATGAACATGCTCTCTAGGTCTATGTGCCCCCATAGCTTCATCATGCTCTTTGCTGAATAGATAGGCACCGTAGATCACATACACTGCTATAATCCACCACGGATAAAACATAGTTTGTCATCCCCTTTATTTCAATCACGTTTCAAACGTGAGCGTATTATTTGAGATTCGGATCGATTCCCATCCCTCGGCGAACTCTCTCTTCTTGGATCAATTCAACCGTGGTCTTCAGTACTGGCTTACCCTCTGCATTAGTCTTGTAGAAACGACTAAAGGCATGCAAACGATGCCGGCAACATGGATGTAAGGGAACACAGGGGATCCACTCTTTTGTTAGTCTTCCGTAATTACTTTTACCTACCCATATGTACTTCAGAGGGTCGGCACCCGGGTCTGAGGTCACTATGAACGTCTTTCCTTCGATTAACTTTTTGCAGTAATCACAGGACCCTTCAACAGGCGGTATCCAGACTTCTGTACCTTCAGCGCACCCCGCGATAAAAGTATCTGAACTAGCCATGGCAAGCTCTGTAATAGCCACTCTGCGCCAGTCTCTGTTCTGATCTCCGAAGGCATCAAAGAGGGCTTGAGCTAGCTTCTGAGCACCCCAGCGCTCATTCTGTGCTCTAATCACTAGTTGCCGGACACCTGCCCGGTGTTTATTACTGATTTCTTGAATCTTGTCCCCTGCTCGTAGGTTCGCATGTTCTACTGCTCTAAGCTCTTGGGGTTGCAATGGAAGGATCTTTACTGTCCTACCCTCAGCCTTAGCCCTCTCTTGCTCTTTGAGAGTCAATACTAGGCCTTCATGCTCTGCCTCTTTGATCGTCGAAGGAAAGCGGTCCACAAAGGCCCCAACCGTACTCAGCATCTCAGTGTCTGCATGACTTCTGATCTTAGCAATAAAGGCTGCTCTTATAGCAAACTGTTCAGCTAATTTTGCGTAGTCTGGTAGCTTCTGTTTCATGATATCGTCGATCTGCTTAAGCTTAGCTTTAGTCCACTCAGTCCCCTCTTGCAGTAGCTTAGCAAAAGCATTGCGCTTAGTCTTCGACAAGTTGATAAGGTCACTAAGCTTGTGTTTTCCATTGTCTAGGGCCTTAAACAGTTGATCCTCATAAGCTAAGAACTCAGGACTAAAGGCCTTCTGTAGCTGTACTGGCTCATCGCTTAACTCTAGTGCTGCGATTAGTTCTGCCATATTTTCCATTGCTGGACCCACTAGAATTTCATAGAGTTCATCTTCAGCTTCACCTAATAGCTGCTCATCGTTCGTGGTCCACACTGTACGCTCTAATCCAGAGGCCTTAGGACTTTTAACATTTAAGGCCTTAGACAGCTCAGAGACTATTTGAAGTTTATGGAAATTTGACAGATCTTTTAGGGTCTTCGGAAGTACGATATTCAATTGCTTCAACCTCCTCAACTCCTTTTAGTAGTCTCCCCATTCAATGGATACCTGCAGTTCCTCTTCTTCAGGACTTAGCATTTCCGAAGTATCTAAGCTCTTTTTGAGCGGTGGCTTCTTAGCTTGTGCCTGGGCCTTTGCTTTCATCTGCTCAATGTTCGTTTGATGCTTTTGGTCAAGTTGTTTACCTTCAAGGCCTTGCTTATGCGCCTTATCAGCCATCGCCAGCTGGTGTTCTTGATCCAGCTTCTTAGCCTCTAGGCCTTGTTGGTGCTGCTTATCCATGACTTCTAAAGCCTTACCGTGGGCATCATCAGCGGTCATTTTCTCTTGAGCCCCATCAATAGCTCCTTGTTGCTGTTGCTGTGCTTGCTGATCCTCTGCCATTTTAGCATTGACTTCAGCCATAAACACTTGAATCAGCGTAGGGTTACCAGGGGCTGTTGTCCACTGCGCTGGCTTACCCTCTTCGTCAAGTAGTTCATCCATGTCTTCTTTTTTCCGGATCTCTGCGACGACGACAACACCTGAATCGATCTGCTCCTTATACCGAGCCCACTTCTGTTCCTCATCCTGTTCATCAATACCAATCCAAGTGAAGGCGTACTGATCATCAATCCGGTCCACGATTTCTGAATTGAAGGTATTGGCTAAGAACTGCATGAGCGGGACGAATCCTTTATCCTTTGACTGGTCTATCTTGACTTCTGTATTGTCACTCTTCATAGTCCCACTACCACCGCTGGTCCAAGACTTAAATCCCACCTCATTGGGATCGATCTGATACACTGCACAGGCGATATTGAACAGGAATTCTAAGAATTCGTTGAACTCCATATCCCGATTATTGTTTTTAAAGTTTGTGAACTTAAAACCTTGACCCTCTTTCAAGGCCATCACAGGTACAGCCCACTTACCGGATGCTCCACTGGTCATTGCCTTCCAGTGCTTCTTAAAGCCCTCCAGGTGTGAGTCTTCATAGCTGCCTACAATCTCTAGTATGCCCTGAGGTAGATGTGATTCACTAAAGTAGCTTGTATTATACCGGACGCTATTCATGATCCCTGTGATAATCTCAATGAGTGTTTCAAGCTCTGACATTCCGAAGTCCACCATGTTGATATCTGTCTGAGGATTACGAATAGCAAAGCACAACTCGTCTTCTGTAAACTCTGCAATGATCTGGCCATTAACCCTCTGCACATAGGATATATCCTTAGCAATTGACTGTCCGGCCCGAGTCATTGGTTCATAGACAGGCATCTCCCGCTCTTCACCTACTAAATTACTCGCTACAAGCTCAATCGTTGCACCGTCTATAGCCCATACCTCTGCTATGGTTCCTTTGCGGTTACCTACATTCTCAAAGGTTACAACGTCAAGCGTCAAGGTATCCCGTACAATCTTACGCATGAACTTATCAAAGTTATCCTTACGCTTAGCATTGGGTACTGCACCTGTAGTCATAAAGAACTCTTCAAGCTCGAAGGCTCGCTTCTTCTGAGCCTCGTTCATCTTAGCTTCTCGATCCTTCAGTACGATTTTAAAGCCCATATCCCCTTCGAACCGTGGCCTTCGAGAGAAACGAGCTACTTGATTAAGGCGCGTGTTAATGATTGCAGCAACCGCCGGAATCTTAGCCATTCTCCTAAGGGTAGAATAGGGTACAGCCGTAGGCTTTTGCCTTAACCCATTAGATCCTGTTGTCATATAGGGGTCAATAATTGCAGACTTAGGGTTTCCCATCTTTATCCTCTCTCCACTAGCGAAGGCCTTCAGAAGCTCTTCAGCCTTAGGAGCTGTTGCACAAATGTCTAGTATATTATCCATCGTCATACCTCCTTAGTGCCCTTCCTCTATGTAGTATCTTTTACCATCAATCTCGACGTAGGGGTACAGACGTACAATATCTACTACGCTTGCACTGTACATTCCTGTAGTGATGTTAACCCTTTCGGCTATCCTGTCTTCATACTCCCACTGTATTCTGAGTGTTTTCCCACCCATAGTCATGCCTCCTTTATCTAAAACAAAAAGAGCAGACGAAGGTTGTCCCCTTCCTCCGCTCTTTCTTTAATTCCCCCTGGGTCGTGGTTAGCTTATACTTGATTACTTATCGTAATTACAGCAGTGCCTATAACTCCTGATCCATCATGAGCTAGGGCTTTAACTGTCACTGTACCATTGGTCAGCGCCGTTAATATGCCTTCTGCGCTAATCTCTGCGGTCCCTGTACCTGGTATAACGCTAAGGACAACCGTTCGATCTGTTGCCCCAACAGGCAGCGCATCAATCTGCATCTCTAGGGTGCCTCCATCAACTTCAATAGTCGTGGCATCCCCTGCTCCAGTCACTGTTAGACTCTGTACCCATACACTCTGATTACTTAAGGTGATTACCTTAGTACCCGCGGTCTTAGTCACATCATTAGCCGTTGCCTTCACTGTGACCGTTCCATCTGTCAGTGCCTGTAATAAGCCATCAGCACCAATTACCGCTGTTCCTGTGCCAGCTGCAACGCTCCATGCTACTGACTTATCCGTAGCAATAGCCGGAAGAACTTCAGCTAACATCTGCAGCCTAGCCTTATCCACGGCAATGGCTACTGCACCACTAGTTCCAGTGACATTGACCGTTAGCACCTTCGTAGGGAAAGTTCCTCTTCCGAAGATCTGGCCACAATTAGGGCAGTGCTTCTCACCTGCAGCTCCGGGCCTTGTTGAATTAATACCCTTCGGTACGACTTTTACCTGACACTGTGGACACTTAGCAAGCAGCTTACTTGCACTTTCATCAATGCTGGTGTATTCTCGTGTATCTCCGATTTGAGTCATATAAATTCCTCCGTCCCTTTACGTATTAAGCTAATAATACCATTATTTACGATAAATCAATAGTCTTTTTACTTCGGAAGACTATTAGACTTTACTACGACGCTCATTTCTACGGTATGGGCTTCTTGTAGGCTTATCGATATGGGTTAGCTCCCAGTTATGCTTTGGTGGTGGTTCTAGCCAGAGTTTGCTAGGCTTTTGTTTTTCGCATCGGTCCTTAAGAGCGAGTATGCACCTGTCACACTTGGGCTCCTTTGCCCCTGCAAAGAATCCAAGGATTAGACAACCGATAATTACCCCCGCTAGTAGTATGGGTATAACCCATCCGACATGCACAGTCCATCCAACGTCTACCATATTCCCCTTCCTCCTCTTAGCTCTTCATGAGCTTATAATCTTCGGCTAGCAGGGCTGCCGACTCTGCATCATCCCAATAGCTTAGATTACCATCGCACATCCGGCCTTTTTTGATATCATTATCCACGAGCTCTAACCAATAGACCGCATTATCCCCATCCATCCAGTAGGTCCTTGTGATCTTATGCCCCAACTTCAGAAGCTGTAGAGCCATTGTGAAATCAAAAGTTGCACCATCTAGCGACTTTATGTTTATAGTATTAGGTGCAAGAAGTGCTGTTACCTTAGGTGCTCCTTCATAGCACATAGCAGTTCTCCACGCTTTCTTGAGTGCCTCGATCTCTTCAGGTAAAGGATCTTCTTTTAACTTGATTAGAAAAACACTCGAATCGAGCGGTTGTATTTCTAGACCTGCCCCTATAGTTCTACGAGCCTCAGCTTTTGTGTATGCCTTCTCAAACTGAGCTTTTGGGGACCATGAAGTGTACCCGTCTTCGTACTTCACTAAGTAACCATTACCTTCTGCATCTGCATTTGACGCATCTATAAACCTATTTAGTAACTTAGCTGCATCCTCTCCTGTCATAGGCTTTGCCTCGATCATCTTAAATCCAATGTACTTATCCATTTGTTTCATCCTCCTTTTTATACCCAGAAGTCTCCCCCACCACCGCTTTTTGTAATCTTCCGTAGAGCAATAGATAGGTAATTCGCTGCATGGGCGAAATGGTCCCCACCAGGCATACAGCCAACTCGCTCAGTGATAATCTCTTTCTTAGTCTTCTCATCCTCTTCGATATCGCGTATCAAGACAATGTTTGTCAAGTGCTTGATAAAGAAGGTTTCAAAGAGGGGATTTAGCACAACCCATGCAGGTATTACAAAGAGTCCCTCACGGAAGGCCCGGGCCATAAGCTTAAGAGCTAATGTACGGTCTACATTAACCTTAGCATCGTCTTCACTCCATTGGTCATCAACATTCTTAGTTGAGGTCGTTGATAAATTAGGGTAAAAGCAGCTGAAGACTTTACCCGGGAATACCTGCATGAGCTCCCAGTTACGGTCCTTCCCATAGCCAGCGTCAAAGACTCCACGCCGTGCGTCCCACTGTCGCATCTTATCAGCAGTTCTGGTTATGTGTGGGTTGTTCTTCCGGCCATCTGTAGTCACAGCTTCTTCGTCTTTAACGTCCCATATGTCTAGGATTATGACCTTGCTCGGGTTATCTGGATGGGGCATACCAGCAATTCCCCATGATGTGTTCCCCCAGTCTACACCTAAGCACACACGATCCCTTCTAAGGTCATAGGGATTTGTGAGGGACGTGTCACAGCATCTAAGGATATCTCCCTTTGATACCATGATATTATCCCCGAGGTAGGTTAGGCCAATAACATAGTTCATGAACAGCTGCTCTAGCTTGTAGTCAGCTTTCTTCTGCATGAGTTGGCTAGCGCTAATCCATGGGCACATGAGCTGGCTAATCTGATAACCCCTGATTCGGTCCCTATGTGGGTAGAGCGGTTGCCATGTACCATTGATCCGCATCTCATCACTGATAGGCCTCTTACACTTCAAACAAATGTAGATGTATCTATCTGACCCTTGTACCCAGTCATAAACTAGGTGCAGGTTATGATTGGGTCTATCATGACGGTCTACAGTAAGCTGCTCTATGCCCTTCGGAAAGTCATGAATCATCGTAGTCCAGTGGCCACAGTGCGGGCACTTCATAAACCAGTGCTGCTGGTCTGAATCTTTAAAGCTTGCATTCACACCGACGCCTGGGAGACTAGGTGTTGATACATCCCTTCTCCAACCATAGGCGCTGGATGATAGCGTTTCGTTGAATGCTATCATTACGTTGGGTGCCATCCGGTCAATCTCATCGAACACTACAACGTCGCAGGGTATACCTTCTCCGGCCTTAGGTGTACTACCACTACGGAAGTAGAGCCAGCTATTGTCTCCCATCTTCCGTAGGCGTACATTATCCACAGGATCTTCACCCTGCTTCTTTTTCCCTGTCTTTGGGTCATAGCCCATACGACTCTTCACATGGGGGGATTCTCTCATAACCTCTTCAATACGAGTCTTTGAGAAGTCTGCCACCTGATCAAACGTTGGGAAGACGTAGACAATAGACGAATAGGGGTGTGTATCTGCAAACCATAGGACTTCTCTAACCTCATTCTCACTGGCCCCACACTGCCGAGACTTTTGCTCTGATTTATAAGGGTGCTGATCATCCAGCATCTGCTGAAGGAACTGCCTCTGCCCACGGAGCCCTATATTCTGCTCTTGAGGTGATATCTGAAAGGGCTTCCGTAGGTCCAAGGAGCCATCAGGATTAAGCTGTTCGAAGCGATAAGGCTTTCCCCTTAGCTTAGTGTGAAACTGAGCCCATATAGAGGGCCTGGTGCGCACTTGGTAATCAAATATCTCCTGTCTTGAAAAACCCTCCATAGTGCTCACTCCATCTTCCGTTTCTTAGGTGCTCTGTTTCTATGCTTGTCAATTAAAAACTGGATGAACTCTTTCTTAAGCCCAAGTACTTCTAGTAGCTTAGTAAAGGCCCAATCCCATGCATAGCATACACCCACAACGAGCAGACCAGCGAGTCCAGCTAAGGATAGGATAATGATCGCATGTAGTAAAGTGTCAGATACCTTGAACATAATGTCACTTCCCTTGCTGCCAATTATAATACTTAGGCTTCCTGCCTAAGCTTTTGATCTTAATATACCGAGCTCTTAAGTACTTGACTACCTTCCGTAGCTTAAGGATCTCTACCACGAATACTAGACTGACGACCATAAGTCCTAATGTAAGTGCAATGATGATCGATACAGTTGTCCCTGCATCATACATCGGTGTATTCCTCCTCTATGCTCTGACCTATTTAACCTTAGTCCTCGACTTCTGTACCCGCTTCTAATTTCTTTTGCTTGGCTTCAAGCCTCGTCTGTTGCTTTAAGCGTTTTCGTTCTATTCTTGTTGCCACCTTGTCTCTAAATTTTAGTATCATATCGTACATATCTGTGCTAAGCCAAAAGAACCCCTCACGAAATGTCATGCCTTTAGGCACTAAGTAGTCAAATACTTCTATAGGCATTCCATTTGTAGTAGTCAGATTAACGAGCGGTATTTCTGGAACTACAGGTTTTTTGTGGTACTCCTGTATCAACCATATAAAAGTATCGATGTAGTCTAGTTTGCAATCCAGTGCTTTTTTACCAGTAAATCCTCCTACAAGTAGTATAAAACCCTTAAACGTTATGTCATAAAATCTTTGTGTTCTACCTTGAGCATCTGTGTATTCTTTTAGGATAAAGTAGTCTTTTGAGATATGCGCAAAATTGCGCATATCTATTTTGGGTATTAAATTTTCAATGGCGCGTACTACATCCCTATGGACCTTTTCAAAATTTTCAGCAATAATACGGCTATCTACTGTATCAGTACCATTATTAATTGCTATCTTTGTTAGCTCATTCGTAGCCTATCACCCTCTTTACTTAATTAATGGAATAAAAGTATTCCATTAATTAAGTAGTATAATATAGCGTAGTTTAATTAGCAATGACATTGTGCTATACTACTCTAAAAAGGAGGTATAACTTTATGCTACTCGCTAGAACAAAAGTAGGTATAAATATGGATAATAAGTTGCTTGAGATACTGAGAGGGCTATCTAAACAGACAAAGATTCCAGTATCTAGGCTAGTAGATGAGGCTGTAGAAGACCTTGTGACTAAGTACCAAAAGAAAAGAGCTTCAGAAGATCAACTCTTAGTGGGTTGATCTTCTTCTTTTTATGCCTTCACAAACCCATGTCTTTTACACACTGGGCACGACTCCTTAAGTTCTAGCCGTGTAGGTAGCCCATGGTTATTCTGTATTGACCAAGACACTGGGACCTTACCTGAGCCGTTGCAGTAGCTGCATTTCTTGGACTTCCGTACATGGGCTATAGCAGGTTTCTCCTGCAGTATGCTAGCCATCAGTGGGTGCCAAAGTATGGATTCTTATGCTGCTCCATATCCGCTTGAAGAATCTGAAGGCTGCTATTTGGGCACATGCCCTGGCTGGATATGATCTGAAGAGGTCTTTCACAGTAGCTGCATTTCGTTTGGTTGGTACTTCCGTAGGTCACATTGCACACTTGGCAAATCTTAGGCACGACAATCATTCCCCCTGTTTACTCATTCGTTTAACACGAACCCGCTCATAGCTATAGTTTGTCCACTCTATAGCGTTGTACAGGTTGTTTAACAGCTACTCCTCAAAGATAACTATCTTTCCCGTATGCTCTGCATGTAGCTTTTCAATATTCGCCCCAATACTAGGCTCCCAGCCACGAAGTAGATATATTGCTTCGCAGATACTAAGCATCGGAATGCACACACTCATATACTCTTCTTGTGTAAATCCTTTAGGTAATAGCGCAGGATTAAGAGCTATGTTTCCGGATTCTGTCAGCGCTTTCTCAGCCCGTGCAAATTCTGCTTGATAGTTCTCATTACCCGTTATACTACCAGCGATGTATATTTTCATAAGCTTTCTACTCCTTTTCACCAGTGATACCCCGGATCACATCATCACTGACATCCTTGAATTGGGCTTCTAAAGCCCTTCGTTCTTCGGCACTTTTGCTTGCCATTATAGTGTCAATGTTGGCTATAGCCACACCCACCAGACCGCTTATGCTTGTGTTCTGTTCCACTCTTGACTGCTCTACAAATTCATCTTTCTCTTGAGCGATTTGCTTGGCAATTGTTTGAATGGCGGTTAGCACTGGGCCAATGGACTTATCTGTTAGATTAACACCATCAATCTCAGCCACAACCTTATCAAAGAGCAAGCGGGTTACTTTATTAAGTCCCGCAATCCGCTCTTGCTTATTGGCCCATCCTGTCTCCATTACGAGCCCATTAACATGGCCCTTGAACTCCGGGTGCTGCAGCCATGCATAGATCATGGATTTATGCAGACCAAGTTCCTTAGCTATTTGGGTGATAGGATGTCCAGCGCTTATCATGTCTGCAGCCTTGTAGCGCCTAGGGTTCCACCTCCATGTCTTCGGTATTACATTCCTATAGCTGGCGGGGACAACAATTGTGTACACCTTATCACCAGATCCTCTAACCTCAAGCTGTATATACTTCGGAGCCTTACCCGTTAATACTTTACGGGATGTTATAGGGTTTTTTGGCTTTTTGTTAACAGCGATGACCCTGCCCTGAGTAGTAGGCATGGGCTTATCTAACTGCATACGGAGTTTTTTCCCTTTAGTAGCTTTTGGGGCCTCTGCTGCAGCTATTTCCTCAGGCGTATTTTTCACAGGTTTTGCAGCCTGTTTTATTTTAGATATTAGTTTGTGCCCCATGGGTAAAATCGCCTCCCTCCTAGGTGTATAGGGCTTCTGAACCCTTTCGTCTAGCGAACTCTATGGAGTATTTTACCACATATAGAAGAAAATTAATAGACAATAGTTCACAAGTTTGAACAAACAATTTTAAAATACATATATAAGAAGAAATAAAAAATTAACCTAATATAAATAAACTATTTTTTGATCCTTAAAGTACTTATTTCCTTTGTCGTTTTCTTATGAATTTTTATGCACTTTATGCACTACATTTTAAAAATATATTTTTAAAATAGGTCATTTTTACTGTTTTCAAGGTTTTCTCGATTACGTACGAGTTGATACGTAATTATCAAGTGCCACGGCTTTTATTTTTTGCAATTTTTTTTTTTTTTTTTTTTGCACTTTTTTTCTGAACAACCATGAACAAATTTGCAGTTTTGGTACAAAAACTAATTTTTTTTTTTATAGACCCCTTTTTTCTTTTGTGTCTTTAACAATTCCTTACCAACTCGTACGTAATCGAGAAAATTTTTTTCAAAAGCTCGGAAAAGCCCTTTTTTGACCCCATTCTTGGCTCCACTTATTGGTAATTTCCTCTTGCTAATGGTCAGACCAACAGACCAATTCTCCAAGCTTCTCACCCCGGCCTCAAAATATCCTAATTATTTACATGGGTATTTTTGTAATAAATGCTCAAACGCAGTGATACCTAGGCGCACAGCCATTTGTAATATTTTTACTTTTCACCTAAAAACACCTCATTTTAAAAATCCCTATATTATACTACAGACTTATAAAGATTGCAATAAAACACCTATGCATAATTATGCACTCGACTGCATAAACCCTGTCAGATTATTCTGTCATGGATTTTTAACCCATTTATAGGTGGTATTAGGAATATGAAAGTACCTCCCCTTAAACCTGAATGTTACACAAGGTTATTATGTTACATTCGTCGAAGGCCTGTGTTACATTCGTCAAAGGCCTGTGTAGGAGGGCATAAGAAGTCTATTGGTTACACATAAGAAAAGCCCCAATGCCTTGCAGCACTAGGGCTTAAGCCTTCTATATAATTTAAGTCCGATTAATACCATAGGTATTGTCAGCCAATATCCCTTTCCTTAGAACCTTATTTATTCGATCAACGTGCAAGCCAGTGGTGCTCTGCTCCTTTGTCACCCCATGCTGTGTTTCCATGCAATTCCACCACATATCCCGCCGGGCATTATGCACGATCACTTTCGTATTGATTTTGATCTTAAGCTCTTTTAGTAGTTTCTCTAAACTACGAATCTCTGAAGCCTGTGAAGCAAGACCCTCATAGGCAGCCATGTCCTCAGCTGTAAGTACAGCAACAATCTCACCCTTCTCCTGCTCATCAACTTCAGTAAGTACACCCATAGTAACAAGCAACTTCCGTGCTAGTAATACATCCATCTCTTTCATATTCGCCAGCTCCTCTTCTCTCTTTAGATTACCTTTAATCCATGGGCTAAGAACATCTCAGTTGTATCCTTGGGCTTAAGCCTTCTGTAGGATACAAGAGCATCCATGCACCCTTTCTTAGTCCCTCGATGGGAAACAATCCCAGCTTTGATTAAGAACCACTCGGTCACAGGCTCCACCGCCTTAGTGACACTGGGCTTCCGTACACTTTTAGCCAGCTCTTCCTGATGGCTTTCTTTTTTGACATAAGTATCTATTTGCTCAGCCATTGCCCCGGCTGGTGGTCTGGGATATCTAACTGGCATAGCTTGTCCACCATCCCTTTAAAAATTTTAGTTCTCCCCCAAAATCCCCCTGATTTATAGTATACAACCCTGAACAAGTATAGACAAGTATCTAGAGCAAAATACTGAGCACAAACAGCACAGTCACTAGGGCTATACCACCCCAGACATCCCCTATAGTGAATGATTTAACAAACTTTTTTGAATCTTTAAATACCTCAACAAAGATATCAATAATACCTTCGATTCCCTCTAACATATACGAACCACTCCCTTTATTTTAGTAGGCTTGTCCACATACTAAGTAAAGGAAAAGAGCCCCCTATTCCTGGGGCTCTTTTATCCATGTACCATCAGTCCTGCAGTACTCATCAATATCAGTAACCATTAGAGTCTTCGGGTGGTTGTGGGTCTTTTCAAGCCATGCTTGGAGTGCATTATTAAGCATCTCATCCAGTGTAAGCTTCTCATCTTCTGTGATTTTCTCGTACCACCGTTCACCATGCTCAAATTCACTGCCATACTCATCGTCTAAATACTGTGACACTTGGCGTAATACCTCATCAGTAACCATTACATAATTTTGAGGTATTGTGATAGGCACAAGCTGGCCAATGTAGAAGACTTCATAACCATCCTCTAGGGCTGCATCTTTACCAGCTTCATAGGCCTCTTCACCTGTTTCAAAGACTTCATTGTCCCACAAACCATCCTCACTAAAATTGTAAGACCATTTCTCAGGTTCAGGTATTAATGGGTACTTAGGGCACCCATGCTCAGGGCATAGAATACAATCTTCATTTTCTGAGCAATCTAAGCATAAGCAGGTAGCCTCTACGTGCTGGATGCATGCCCCTTCCAACCCAATCTTAACTTCATTACATGTTTTAGACATCGGTCTTCAGCTCCTTTACTTAGTCCACAGGTAGTCTATTAAATCTAAGTAATCGGTTAAGTCTTGTTCGGACATTGAATTTAAGTCTTTGGGCTCTAATCCAAATTCCTTCTCCCCGTATTGAATAAATTGGCGAAAGGTTTCGTTCTCCGGTCTTCCACTCCTTTAAGTAGTTTAATCCATGACTCTGCGTACCCTGGCTTAATTGCAAATGGGCATAAGATTCTACCTATCCTAACACCCTTTACATGGTTTTTTCTGCATCCGTATTCAGGACATAAGTCGCAATCAAATGCCTCTAAACATCCATTACACTTACATAAGTCCTCAGGTTGCGTGCATTCACAGTGAGGCATCAGCCCTCATCTCCTTTTAGATATTCACATTAATGCTCGCCCTAAAATCAGCAGTTTCCCATTCGCTTCTATAGTTCTGCTTAGACTTAGTTTCAATAGCCACTTGGTGTAGCTCGATCTTTTGACCTGGGAACTTCCCTTGTAAATCCTTCAGTACGAGATTTTTTAGGTCTGTTACATTGTACTCAATTTTAATATTTGCCATAGTAGCACCCGCTCCTTTCTTTCAAAATGGTAGATCATCTGATAGCCCCATAGGACAATTCATATTAGGAGCACAGTTTCCTTCATGTCCATGAGGATTATCAGGATGACTACAAATAGCTTCTTCAGGTGGTGTTTGATACGGGCACCCTTTACCAAACCATTGGGGCTTAAGCTCTTCTACAGGTTTAGTAGCCCTAGGGTTTATAATCTGCCTAGCCTTACGAGGACCTTCTTGAACATGCATATCCCCCTGCCCTTTGAGTGTTATCCATGAGGGTTTCCATTCGGGTTCTCCATATTGCCTTTTCCAACCAACAACATTTTGGTAGTCAGCCACCTGTTTTCCTTCGGTGTAGTTTTTATCCTCTGCATGCATGGCTAGGAGTAGGTTACCGCAGGCCAGAGCGTCGAAATAAGCACTGTGCCAGGCCTCTTGGGGCACATTATACTTCTTGCACATATCTGGGAGTTTATGAGGGTACTTGTGTCTGTCTCGTGCAATAGTAAGTGTATCAATTAAGGTGTTACAAACACCACACTCAATCCGACCAGCAGCTCGGTAGAATAGCTCATAATCAAAAAGAACATTGTGACCAACAATAGGCTCACTTCGCAAAAAGTACACTAGAGTTATAATCGCCTGATCCTCACTCATGCCCTTCAGAAGGTCCTCGTTGGTATGCCCTGTAAGTTTAGTTATCTCTTCACTTATAAACATTTCTGGGTTAACTAAGGTATTAAATATAGCCACAGGCTCACCGTCTGTGAACCGAACCGCTCCTATTTCAATGATCCGGTCATTAGCCCGGTCAAAGCCTGTCGTCTCAAAATCAATTGCATAAAAGGTCCGAGGGAGCGGTTTAACGACCGCTCCGGATCTTTGTTGAACTTTTTGATCTCGTTTATCCCTACCAGCTCTAAGTTTATTAAAATCAACCATAGTTTGCAGCTCCTCCTCAGTTATAAATAGTATTGGATCATACCTAGGATCTTCTGAAGCTTTGTACTCCTCATCATCAAGGATTCCATTAACACATGGTTCATCTGGACCTAGATCATCAGGACACGCACCTTGATAAAGTCCTACACCCGTACATCCTTCAGGACAATGCCAGTCTCTAATCATCGGTAAAACATCCCAAAGATATACTTAGCCCTGTCTTCCTCTGCTTTAATCTTTTGGCGTCTATTGCAGGTAGCTAAGCAGTAATTGTAGGACACTATAAAGTTATTACATTTGGTAAGTTGCTTAGTCTTAGGATCTGTGCAGAACCTGCATCCAGAATCGTCATGAATTTCTGGTGCTACATACCTACATAGCTTTTTCCATTTGAAATGGTACAGAATATCATGTTTACTTGGGTAGATTAGCTTTATACCTACCATTGGCAAAGGGCATATATAAACTGCCCTGTTCTTTATATCAGTAAAAGCTCCCATCCATAAGTCGTACCAACGAAAAAATAGGCTCAAGTTAAATAGTTTTTTCATTGGCTATCCTCCTTGGGCCAACCTTTACACCCCGTAAAACAGCCTAAGACTTCCATAGTATTAATACCCTCTGACCTAGGCTTAAGTATAGGAGTATTAATTAAAGGCTCATGCATTTGGACTACTCTATACCAATCCATTATGTTTTGGCAGGTAGGGCAGCATGTTACATTTAAGCCATCATTACTTACTAGATAAAGCTTAGCCCCTTTTAGGTTATGACTACCAGCCTTCATAAGAGCCATTTGTTCTGCATGAATAGCTGGGCACCC